TTGATGGTTGGCGACAGTACCAAACGCCAGGATGTAGAAAAGCTTTGCAGCGACGCTACCATGGATATGATCGTAACTGATCCACCGTATAACGTAGCACTAGGACAGCATATGAGACCAAGCGAAGCGAAACAGCTACACCGAAGAACCGACGGACTGGTCATTGATAACGACTCATGGGAAGATGACGAGGGCTTTATCGAGTTTTTAAAAGTAGCCTTCGAGAACATGACAGAACAGCTCAAGGCAGGCGGAGCTTTCTACATTTGGTACGCATCTACACAGAGTAAGAACTTTCTGGAAGCAGCAGAACGCGCAGGACTAAACATCCGACAAACATTGATCTGGAACAAGAATACATTCGCACTGGGTCGCCAGGACTACCAATGGAAACACGAGCCGTGCCTTTACGGATGGAAAGATGGCGCAGCCCATTACTTCGTCAACACTAGAAACCTTGTAACCGTACTCGAAGACACAGAGAACCTGGACATTGACAGCATGAAGAAGGACGAGCTTAAAGACCTTCTAAAATCAATCCTGGGGGGGTGCAAGGACACAACGATTCTGGACGAGAAGAAGCCCACGAAATCCGATCTGCATCCAACCATGAAACCAATTCCACTGATTGCAAGACAGATCAAGAACAGCAGCCGAACTGGAGAAAACGTGCTGGACCTATTCGGAGGTTCAGGCTCCACGCTTATGGCTTGCGAACAACTAGGACGGAGGTGCTTCATGATGGAGTATGATCCACACTATGCCGATGTAATTATCAAGCGCTGGGAAGATTACACCGGAGAACAAGCGGAGCTGATATCAGATGCCGGCTAAGGGATTAGCTGGACGCACAAAAAGCGAAGCGGCAAGACAGCGCAAAGACCCTATGCAAAACCTGAAGCCTTTCACGAAAGAGAACGCAGCAGAGATGGGACGCAAGGGCGGAGCCGCAAGCCAGAAAGTCCAGAAAAAGAAAAAGAAGCTAAAACAATGCCTAGCTGCAATTCTAGAGTTGGAGCCGAGCGAAAGAAACAAGGAGAAGCTGATCGACATGGGATTAGAAGATGAGGAGCTCAGCAATCAAATGCTTTTAGCCGCAACCATGTTCAACAAAGCAACACGCGGAGACGTAAGGGCTGCAGAATTCATTCGAGACCTTACAGGACAGCAACCAGTCACAAGCCTAGACAGAGCTAGAACAAAGCTAATGAATGCACAGGCTGAACAGATCAAGAGACAAGGCGACCCTTCTAAAGAGATTACGAAACTGGATCTTTTATTGAAAGCTATGGACACAGTAGCCGGAGACGATAGTGGAACTAACTGAGAAACAGAAAGAGTTCTGGAATCATAAACCAAGCCGCTGGAACATAAAAGAAGGGGCTACACGTAGCGGAAAGACATGGCTGGACTATTATATCATCCCAAAACGGATTCGAGCTATAGAGGGCCTTCCAGGCCACGTGTTCCTCATAGGAAACACAAAGTCGACACTTGAAAGAAACGTTCTAGAACCCATGCGAGAATTGTATGGCCCTGAACTAGTTGGAAGAGTAAGACCAGACAACACTGTGCGACTATTCGGCCGTAACTGCTACGCAATAGGCGCAGACAAAGAAAGCCAGGTTACAAAGATACAAGGGGCCTCAGTAGCGTACTGCTACGGGGATGAAGTCGTAACCTGGAATAAGAAAGTATTTGACATGCTAAAATCGCGTCTAGATAAACCATATAGCTGCTTTGATGGAACATGCAACCCGGATAACAAGAACCATTGGTTTTTAAAGTTTCTAGAATCAGGAGCCGACATCTTCCGACAGAAATACACGATTGAAGACAACCCGTTTCTGCCGCAGGAATTCGTGGAAAACTTGAAACTCGAATATCGAGGGACAGTCCTATACAACAGATACATACTAGGAGAATGGTGCAACGCGGAAGGGCTACTCTTTCCACAGTTTGCAGACAATCCAGACGAGTGGGAAGTCAAAGGAGAACTCCCACTTTTTAACATGATCAACATGGGCCTGGACATAGGTGGAACACGTTCACACAGTAGCCTGATCGTAACGGGAATCACAGCAGACCTTTCTGAGATTGTAACTTTTGCAGAACGAAAGATCATCCACTCAAAAGGAACGATAGATGCAGAAAGGCTATGTGTAGAAACAGTAGACATGCTACGCAGCCTATGGCAGCAAGGATACGTGGTGTCCACAATTTTTGTCGACAACGCCGAACAGGTAATTCTGAACAGTATACGAGTAGCCGTACAAAGGGCAGGCTTCCCAACCAATGTGGTGGATTGCCGCAAGATAGACGGAAAGACAAGGATTCTGACCTACAACATGATGCTGAACCGACACAAGATGAAGTTCCAAGCAGTACCTATGGTGGTCGAAAGCTTGAGCACAGCCCTATACGATACAAAATCGAAGGAAGACAAGATTCTGGATGATTTCACGACCGACGTCGATACATTCGATGCCCATTTTTACAGTTGGTCGACATTTATGGACCTGATCACAGGAAGGAGAACTTAAATGAGAATTTTATTTACGATACTAAAGGACTTAGGATATCCTGTGAGCCAGGAAGTCCAAGACTACTACAACAAAATTCAATTCTGGAACGATTGGTGGAAAGGCTACGTTCAAGATTTTCATAAATACGAGATCAAGAACGAAAACGGAAATAGCAGACAAGTAAAACGCAAGCAAATGCGAATGGCTAAGAAAATCTGCGAAGACTGGGCCGATTTGCTTTTGAATGATAAAACCAGAATCCTGGTAGAGTGCAATGAACATGGAACTGACGCCACACAAGAATTCTTGACTGGAGACAAAGAAGACCAGAACGGCGGAGTTTTAGGAAACAGCAAGTTCTGGAAGCTAGGAAACAAAGCAGTCGAGAGAGAATTCGCACAAGGCACCATGTGCTTCTATCTGCAGCTTGTAAATCCAACAGTAAACAAAGGATTGCTGAGTGCCCAGAGCGTACAAATCAAAGCTATCAAGGACGCGCAGAAAATCGTGCCATTGACCTATGACGAGGAAGATATTTCAGAAATCGCATTAGCTAGCGAGTATACACAAAACGGGGATCGTTTCATGTACATCCAGGTCTTCAAACAAGAGCAAGAAGGCTACCAAATCTACAACCATTACTTCAAAATCAACAACGTGGCAGGAGACGCTGTAGGCTATGAAAGAGTATCAGCACCAAATGGCGAAGCAATCAGTTACAAGCTACCTTGTAAGCCTTTTGTTATTTTGAAGCCGAACATTGAAAACAACATAGCAGACGTACCATTAGGGATGTCAATCTACGCAAACGCAATCGACATGCTAGAAAGCTGTGACTTGGCATACGACAATCTATTCATGGATACTTTGCTAGGAAAGAAAAAGGTTTTCATGGATCAGGCGTTATTTAGCATGAAGCCAACAGCCTACGCGCTAAACGATAAAGGTGAACGAGTACCAGTAAGGCAAGAGCCAGACGTCGGTGCAACTTTGGAGAAATCTCTATATGTAAGTACAGGAACACAAGTAAGTCCAGACAAGCCTCGACTTTTTGAGGAATATAATCCAAGCCTTCGAGTTGACGAGAACAAAGAGAACGTTCAATTCAATTTAAATCTTTTATCAAGTAAATGCGGACTTGGCCAGAACAGATACCAGTTCAGCATCCAGAACATGACCACAGCAACTCAGGTTCGAGCTAGCAATAAAGAGCTAACAGAAAGCGTCTGGAAGCAGCGTATCGCAATCCAGGACGCCCTTACAGAGCTAACGAGATCGATTATCATCCTAGGCAAAGAAAAGTGCCATATTTCCGGACTTGATCCAGACGTTCGCATCACAATTCAATTTGACGACACTATGTTTTCAGACGAGGAAGCGGAGCGCCTAAGAATGCTTCAGGAAATCTCGGCCGGCATCCTACAGAAATGGGAATATCGCGTCCGATACTACGGAGAAGACGAAGAAACAGCCAGAGAGATGACCGGAGAAACGGAGAACCCAGCGGACAGAATTCAAAGTATGTTCTTCCAGCAAGATGAAACACAAGACAACGAGGAGCCAGAGGGTGAAGCCTAATGCTAGAACCGAACTACCTACAGAACGTAGGTGACGACCTAGAAAAACTGTATCAGGAACTGGCTACAGAAATACTGGTGGACATAGCGGAGCGAATCAAACTGAATCAGGACGCAATGACAAGCACAACGGAGTATTTAAACAACAAACTAAAGCAGCTAGGACTCCAGCAGGACTGGATTAACAAAAGACTAGCTGAAATACTTCACACTTCCGAAGAAGAAGTCGACCGGATCATGCAACAGAGTGCTTATAAAAGTATCCGTGATACCTTCGACAGACTAGAGGCTGGAGGATACGACACAAGCGGCTTAGAATTTTCGGATCAGATCAAAAAAGGAACATCAGCACTGTGGGGAGATATCCAGAACCTTACAAGGACCACAGCTCAACTGGCTAGCGACACTTTTATGAGATACTACGACATGGCTTATCTTCAGGTATCAAGCGGAGCTTACTCACTAGATCAAGCAACCGCAAACACGATAGACAAGCTATGCAGAGAGGGCCTAACAAAAGTATCCTACCCAAGCGGTGCTCAACGATCAATCGAGGCGGCCGTTCGATTGGCAGTACGAACCGCGGTAAACCAGAACGCCCTGGCTTGCGAGAAATCGGTCATTGATGAGCTAGATATAAATCTAGTACAGACAAGTGCCCACATGGGGGCCAGACCAAGCCACGCAGCCTGGCAAGGAAAAGTGTTCTGGGTAAACTATCCGGAAGGAAATTACGAGAACTTTTATGAGGCCACAGGATATGGAACAGGCGCAGGACTTGGCGGATGGAACTGTAGGCATTCATTTACTGCATACTTTCCAGGAATAAGCGAGGATTACAACAAGCCTGTAAATCCTAAAGAAAATGAAAGAATATACCAGATGGAACAAAGGCAAAGGTCCTACGAAAGAAACATGAGAAAGTGGGACAGAGAGCGACGTGTGAAGGCCGCAGCAGGGCTAGACACGACAAAAGAGGACTACTGGTATAAATACAACAAGATGAGACTGAAGGAGCTTGTGGACGCTTCTAACGGGTATCTGAAACGAGATTACTCAGCTGAGAAGATAGGTGGAACAAAAGGCAGACCTTACAAACCTGTAAGAATACCGAAAAAACGCGTTACGACTAAGGCCAATACACAGGTTAAAAATGACAGTGGAACTCCGAAAACTAAAGTGATAAAGCTAAGCAAAAAAGAAGACTTGACAGGATATAAGATGGACTTTGCGTCAAAACAGGATAAACATTATCCAGGTACAAAGTTATATAATGACGCAATAAAAGAAGGAAAGTATCCGTCATACTTTACAGTTTCAAGGGAAGAATTAAAAGAACTCATTCTAAAATATACGCAAACAGGTATCAATCAGTATGATAAGAATCAGGACTGGCAAAACTGCGAAACAATACTAGACTGTGACAAGGTAATAGGGTATGCTGTAAATAGAAATACAGGTGCTAGAATAGAAACAAAATACTTTCGAGTCCACTATTCAAAGGATAAAGGATTTCATGCAGTGCCTGAGTTTCCTTCGAAAGGGGTATTAAAAGAATGAAAACACTGACCAAAGATGAATTCATGGAAGCCTGGAGTCTTGAAAAATCCCGTGTAATATTTAACGACGGAGACATTGTAGAAGGATGCTCAGTTTTTATTTCAGACGTTGACAGTTTTAACGACGTAGACGAAATAGAGATATATACAAAAGACGGAGGGTGCATCCTTGAACCTTTGTCAAAAGTAAAGGAAATAATCAAACTGGATTAGGAGGCAGAACATGTCGGAAGACTTCAGAACGATATACAAAATTCTATCAATTCTGCAAAAATCAATGGACTATGAGGTCGTAGACATCCGAAGACTTTCAGCGGATAACTTAGACATCACAGAACCAAAGAGAAAAGCACTTTTAGGCATGCTACTGAAAAACGGATACGTTGAGGGATTCCAGGTGATCCAATACATAGGAGACCAAACACCAGACATTGAAGGGCTAGAGGGTATCCGAATAACCCTGAAGGGACTAGAATACCTAGAAGAAAACAGCCTGATGCAGAAAGCCGCAAGACTTGCAAAAGGAGTTGCGGAAGTACTATAGAACACAACTAAATAAGGACAAAAACCGTGCTAGGAATGGCGCGGTTTTTATTATGCCCTAAGCACGGCATATAAAAGGCTTGAATACCCCTCGGCACGGGATATAAAAGGCCGGACTCGATACTGGAGTGAACCAGATATAAAAAACGCAGGAGGACAAAAATGGAGTTTTTAAAAGAAATCTTAGGTGAGGAATTGTACGCACAGGTTGCAGCTAAGCTAGAAGGAAATAAAAATGTAAAATTAGCGAACCTTGCCTCAGGAGAATACGTCTCGAAAGCAAAATACGAGAGCGACATGCAAGCCAAAGAAACGCGCATTCAAGAGCTTACACAAAGTGTCAAGGATTTTGACGGAGTAGACGTAAAACAACTACAAAAAGAAGTCAACGACTGGAAAACAAAATACGATCATGACTTGGAAGAAACAAAACGTGACAGCGCAATTCGTTTAGCTATCGCGAAATCTGGAACCTTATCTGAAAAGGCCTTGATGGGGTTACTAGATAAAGACAAAATCAAGTTTGATAAGGATGGAAAATTAACAGGACTTGACGAACAAATCGAAGCTATCAAGAAAGAAGACAGCTTCTTATTTAAGGCGGCAGAGCCAGGCAAGCCAAAAGGCGACGATGTAAAACTTGGTGGGGATCACGGAGGAAGTCCGAAACCAGAGGCACCAACAACTCTAGCCGACGCAATTTCAGAATACTATAAAAAATAGGAGGAACTAAAAGATGCCAATTACATTAGAGCAATCAAAAGTCGGTTTAGCCGATCACGTAGACCAGCAGGTCATTGACGAGTTCCGCAGGGACTCTTTTATTTTGGATCGTTTAACTTTCGATAATGCAGTATCACCGGGAACAGGTGGATCGACATTAACTTATGGCTATTTGCAATTAAAAACACCATCCGTTGCTGAAGGTCGTAAATTGAATAGCGAATACACAGCAGGAGAAGCCGTAAAGACTCAGAAAACTACAAACTTAAAAATCTTCGGTGGAGCCTACGAAGTAGACCGTGTATTAGAAAACACAGCAGCTAGCTCAGAAATTGCATTCCAATTAGCTCAGAAAATCATTGCAGTAAAGAACAAATTTCACTATGACTTCATTAACGGAAAGTCAACAGCCAAAGGAACTGCTGGAACAGATAACACAAGCTTTGACGGTTTGGACACCTTAGTAAAGGGAACAAATACGGAAGAGAAAAACGCAGACGCAGCCTTCGATTTGTCGACAGCAGCAAAGATCAAGGAAAACGCAGATGCCTTCACTTTTGCATTGGATTCTTGGCTATCAACTTTCTCTGTAAGACCGGACGCTTTATTAGTAAACCGCAAGACAGCTACTGTTTTAAAAACAATCGCTAAAATGCAAGGATACTACACACATTCAGAGGATAGTTTCGGCCAAGGCGTAGACAACTACGACGGAATCGCAATCGTTGACATGGGAGAATACTACAATGGAACTAAAACCGTGATGTGCGTACCTATCGACGACTCAACAGGAACAACAAGCATTTACGCTGTAAAATTCGGATTGGATGCCGTGCACGCAGTAAGCCCACAAGGACAAAAAATCATCCACCAATATATGCCAAACTTAAGCGAACCTGGAGCGGTTAAAAAAGGAGAAGTAGAAATGATTGCTTCTATCGTATCTAAGGACACAACAAAAGCCGGTGTATTCCGTAATGTACAAGTAGCTCCTGTCGCAGGATAAGGAGATAAAACATGATCCTAAGCTTTGAGGAATACACAGCCTTAGGTGGAACGCTACTGGATGAAGTGGAGTACTCACAAATAGAACCAAGAACCGAAAGCCTTCTAGAATCCTACATTCGAGAGAAGATTCCATACTGGAAAGTTCAGGCTTTGGAAGACTACGACATGGACCTAAAAAAAGTAATCCTATACCAGATTGACTTCATAGAAGCGCATGGCGGTATGGATTGCTTCGTAGGTTCTAGTGATATGAACTTCACAGGCGCAACCACTAGCGGCTTCTCGTATTCCGTAGATAATGCGAAAACGATAAGGTTCCATGACATACCCTTATCAAGCCTAGCAGTATCAGAGCTCGACTACCAATTACTCAAAGCAGGACTAGCCTGCCAGGCGGTATGGTAAAAAGCCCGAGATGGCTTAGGCCGCATACAATAAAAGTCATGAACATTCTAGGCGAAGAAAACCTGGAAGAAATTACGTCAACAGTAACGGTCCAACACGTAAAGGTTTCTAAAACAAAAGCCCGGACTTATGGACAGACGGGCGCCAGTAATTCCGATACGATCCTTATAACGATAGACGTGAACGATTATAAGGCGGACAAGATTCTAGTTCCCCCTTCAGAATTTAAGACGCCAGACAAGCAGTTCACGTTCAGAACCGGGGACCGTATCGAAGCACACGGAGACATTTACGAGATCACAAATGTGAATATCCTAAATCCCTTGAGAAACACACCGGAATTCATAGAGGTAACATGTGAGTGAGTATCATCTAAAAGTTATAGTCGATATTCCGGTGGCACAGCTACAGGCCAGAGGAACGAAAGCGCTCCGCCGATCTAGATTGAAGCTAAAGCAGCTTATCGTTCAAGACACGAACAAAAACGTGCCTATCGGAAAAGGAACGCTGAGAACATCAGCTTTAAGATGGGCGGCACAGGATAACGATTGGATCATATGGGACACACCATACGCACACTTCCAACATACAGGAAGAGTGATGGTCGGAACCCATAGCAACAGTCCGTGGGCTAAACACGGAGAAACAAAAGTCTATACAACTCGAAATTTGAGCTATAGACAAGGAGGTTCGGAGTGGTGGCCTAAGACTTTGAAAGCCAGAAAGACTGCCTGGATGGAAGGCGCTAAAAAGTTTTTTAAGGAGGAATTCAGATGAGTGAAAAGAAGATCATAAAGCTGGAAGACGTAAAACAGATTGAAGACGGATTATACAATTTCTTTTCTTCAATCGAGATCAACAACATACCGTGGTGCCTGGAGTACTTTAACGACTCCAAACACACCGCTTTACTTTTCAAAAGTAGTGGCTACACGGAAGAAATAGAACACTATCTGGGTGGTGGCTACAGGGCTACTTACCCATTTGAAATTTATATTCAAGCAAGCAGAAAGGACACGAAAGCACGCCTGGACTTATCCAGAATCCTGTATGCACTAGTACAGGCACTCGCGGAAGAAGAGGCGCAAGGTTTCCCAAATCTAGCACTTGACGAAGCTACACCGCAAGAAGTCGCACTCACAACGCTTCCTTCCGACTACACGGGAGAAGAGGCCGCGCTTTCAACTTTCTACTGCTCTATGACATTAACCTACGAAAAGAAGGGAAGGTTTGAATAATGACAACAGAACTGCCTAACAGAGAACTAAAGGTCGAAGACAACCTACATTACGTCAAATTCACAGGCTCGGAGAGCTACGTTCTAGCCAACAAGGGATTGACAAACTGGGAGCAAGCCTTGAACGCTACAACAGATGATGGGGTGCAATATATCGGAGAAGCAGGAAGCCAAAGCCAAGTTACAGGCTACGCGCCTACAGTTTCTTACGAAGGCCGAGCATATCCAGGGGACGCTTTTAATTACTGGGTATACTTGCAAGGTAAAGAACAAAGAGTTGGTTCTACTTTTGAAGAGATCGAAGTGGAAACATGGAACGAGAAAACAGACAAATCTGGGGACTTTGTAGCATATCAAAGAATCTACGAAGTGCAACCAGATAACCCAGGAAGTGGAGAGGCCGGAGGCAAACTAATGTGCTCTGGAACATTCGCACAGCAAGGCGATCAGGTAAAGGGAACGTTTAACATTAAGACGAAAACATTCACCGCAGACAGCGCCACAGAGTAAAGCACTTAACAACATAAGGAGGACATCATGGAACTAAAGTTACAAAAGCAATTATTTAAAGATATCGAAATCGACGGACACAGATTCAGAGTCGATGTAAAGGATACTTCTAAGATCGAAGCCCTAGAAAATTGGGCGACTGAACAGAATGCGCTTAGCAAATTCGGAAAAGAATCGCTAGAGGACTGCCCTGCTTTGATTGATAAGATTCTAGGAGATGGAGCATTTGAGACTTTATTCAAAGGATACGAAGAAAGCTCGGCACAGTTTGAACTTTGCTTCACGTTGCACAGCATCTTCCAGGATGAATTTTTAAAGGATCAGCAGGCAAAAGTCGCGGAAGAAGAAAAGAAAAATCTGGATAAAATCGACAAGCTTTGCGAATCTATGGACAAATTTAACAGGACATTAGAATACGCAGACAAACGATATGGAGGAAGAAATGCTGTGGCTGGAAAGAGAAGACCTTCCGGAAAGCATAGACGCTAACGGAACGATTATCCCTATCTATGCAGACTTTAGAACCTGGGTCCGAGTTGACAGCGTTATACAAGATAACGCAATACCAGAGGAACTGAAGCTGCCCGTTATTTGTGATCTAATAGGAATCAACCCGTTCGCTTTTAAAGGCGATCAGAAAGACCTATGGGATGCGATAATGGGCTTTTATTTTTGCGACAAAAAGCCTAAAGAATCTTATGCCAAGACAAACGGACGACAAGGCTATCGATTCGAATACGATATGGACCTTATATATGCAGCGTTTAGACAGCAATACAACATAAACCTTTTAGACGCCAAACTTCATTGGTTTGAATTCAAGGCACTTTTTAATGCTCTAAGCGACGACACCATGATCATACGCGTTATTGGATACAGAACCAGAGATACTTCAAATCTTAAAGGAGAAGAGAAGAGTCATGCGCAGCGCCTAGAAAAGTATTACCGCTTGCCTGAAAACAAAGGACCAGAAAAGGAAAGAACACCGCAAGAAATAGAAGCAGAACTTCTGGCCAGATTAGAAACCTAGGAGGTTGAAAAATGGCATCAGGAGCTGATGGAACAATTAAAGTCAAACTAGGACTTGACGACAGCGAATACAAAAGCGGCCTTAGCGGAGCGCATAAAAGTGCGGAAAGCTTCGCAGACAAAGTGAAGTCAACCTTCGTAGGCGCAACGGTATTCAAAGCCGCCAGCAAAGGTTGGGACTTAATATCTGGATCAATCGGAAAAGCAACCGCCCGATTAGATGCCATGCAAAAAGCTAAACAGGTTATAGGAGTTTTAGCAGGAAGCAGCAAAAAAGCTGCGAAGGTTGTAAATAACTTAAGTGATGCTGTAACGGATACCGCTTATGGCCTAGATACAGCAGCCACTTCAACACAAAAGCTGACCACATCAGGGCTAGGCTTAGATAAGTCTACTCGAATGGTAAAGGACATGATGGATGCCGTTTCTTTCTACGGAGACGGAACCAATGAAACCTTGGCCAATACAGTAGATGCAATCGCAAAGATGAATGCCTCTGGTAAGATTTCAGCCGATCAATGGCAACGTTTAACAGACGCAGGAATTCCCGTTTTAAAGATTTTCGCTGAGAAAACGGGGAAAAGTATGGCGGAAGTTTCGGACGCATTCTCTAAAGGCGAAATCAGTGCGCAGGAATTCAATGCCGTACTGATGGACGCATTAGAAAACGGAACTGAGACATTCCCAGCAGTCGCAGGAAAAGCCAAGGAAATGGCCGGAAGTTTTGCAACTAGCTTTTCCAACATGTCAGCACGTATCGCAATCGGTATAGCTAACATCATTACAGCGTTCAATGATTTTTTAGCGGATAACAGCTTGCCAACAATTCAAGAAATGATTGCAAACTTCGGGTCCGTAATCAAAAATGGATTAAATTGGATTGCAGAAGAAATACCGAAAGCATTGAACGCACTGAAAGATTTTTTCGCGCCAACAGCGGAAGCAATCAAAGCGGCAACAGAGAAGATTCAAGAGGCCTGGAACAGTGTACGAGATACAATCGCACAGAAACTAGACTCTAATGACTCCCTAGGCTTTGTAAAGAGCGGCTTAGAGAGAATCAGAGATATTCTGCCTCAGATCGTAGAGAAAGTCGGAGAGTTTGTCGCAGCGTTTATTGAGAAGCTTCCAGACATTATAGACAAAGAACAAACCGTAGCAGATAAGATTCAGGAACTAATGCCTTTAATTGCAGCCGTAGCCGGAGCCTTTGCAGCCTGGAAAGGAATCAAGGCTGTAAGTAATATCGCGAAAACAATCGGGGATGCTGGAAAGAAGATCAAGACATTCGGTAGTCTAGTATCAAAGGGCTCCGGATTGATTGACGGACTAGCATATGCCGCATCATCAGGAACAGGCGTGATTGCAAGTATGGCCGAAGCCTTTACACTAGCAGGCGGAGGACTTTCTGGATTAAGCGCAGCTCTTGGAGTAATCGGTGGACCTATCACATTGGTGGTCGTAGCTATCGGAGCATTAATAGCGGCTTTCGTATATCTTTGGAATACCAGCGACAGCTTCAGAGAATTCTGGATCAATCTATGGAAAGGCATAAAGGAAACTACAGGCCAAGTCATAGATGGAATCGTAAACTTCTTTACAGTAACGATTCCAGAGGCGTGCCAAAGTTTCGTGGACGCAGCACAGAACCTGGCTACACAAGTAGTGGAGTTTTTCACGGTAACAATTCCTGAAGGCGTAAACACACTAGTGATAAACATTCAAACGTTTTTCGGGACAACAATACCTTACTGGATCGGATACGCCGTAGGATACATACTAGGAAAGCTCGTAGAGTGGGGCCTAAGACTTGTACAATTCGCAACGCAAGACATCCCACAGTTTATATCAAAAGTAGTGGATTGGTTTAAGCAGCTACCAGGCAATATCTGGACTTGGCTACTAAACACAATCAACAAAACAGCTGAATGGGTAAGCCAGATGATCCAGAAAGCAATTCAGGCAGGAAAAGACTTCGTATCAAATGCGATCAACTTTATTTCACAATTACCTGGTAAAGTATGGACATGGCTATCAAATACGATCAGCAATGCTGCAAGTTTTGCAAGTCAGTTTGTACAGCAAGCAATTCAAGCAGGACAGAATTTCTTTAATGAAATTGTAAACAAAGTAAGAGAAATACCTGGACAGATGCTATCTATTGGCTCGGATATCGTAGGTGGAATTAAACGAGGAATCAGCAACGCATGGGACGGATTGACTGGATGGCTTGGAAACATGGCCAAGGGCCTTATTGACGGCGTAAAAGGTGCCTTAGGAATCGGGTCGCCTTCAAGACTATTCGCAGATCGTATAGGTAAATGGATTCCGGCCGGAATAACTCTAGGCGTAGAAAAAGCTATGCCAAAGGCTAAGGCCTTTATGGGACGCATGTCTAGCGATTTACTAGAAGCAGCCAACATGGACAGCCTAACTTCAAGATTGGCTCTAGAAGGCAATCCTAGAGGCCTAGGAAGCGGCTTAGGCAATACAGTCGTCTATCAAGTAGATCAGACTATAAATTCAGCGAAAGAGCTAAGACCTAGCGAAATCGCGCAAGAAACAGAAAGAATGGTTAGGAGGTTAGCATGGGCGTAACAGTAATATACACAAACAGCCTGGGGAAATCAGTTGAGTTTTCCGAGGCCTCAGGCATCCGACTAACAACACTAGACGGAATCTCTAAAAACGAGATCACTTTATCAGAATCAAGCGTTTCAAATCAAATAGGGACAACGGTGTCCGGGGCTTCTATTGAGCCCAAGGACATCACCCTAGAGGGGCGCTTTAAATACAACGCAGACGCTAGGAAAAAACTTCTAGCTGTAATCCTTCCTGGAGTATCAGCAACACTGCGTTATATCAACACTAGAGCTGGGGTCGACGTATACTGGAAGGTTGAACCCAAAACGACGCCAATCATCACACTCAATGAAACCTGGCAAAAATTCCAGATTGTATTGAGGGCTCCATTCCCATACGCTAGACGAGCAAAGGAAACAAAGGTGACCTTCCAAAGATTGAGATCACTCTTTAAATTCCCTCGCTCTTTTTCAAATACAGAACCCTGGAAAATATCAGAAAAAATTCTAGGTCCACTGGTAACAGTCGACTATAAAGGAAGTATAAACACTGGTTTTCTTTTGACAATGAAAGCAGAGGCAAAAGTGAAGAATCCGAAAGTTCTAAACGTGTTCACTCAGGAACACATATCCTTCGGACAAGTAGCAGACCTAGAAATGAATGTAGGGGACGTGCTAGAAATAAGTACTTTTGCAAACGAACAATACTGCCACTTGATACGAAACGGAGAAATAGAAAACATTTTCTGGATGACAGACTACGATTCTGAGTTTTTCCAGATCCAACCCGGAGAAAACGTACTGAAATATACAGCAGAGGAAAACCCCGGAAGCCTGGATGCACTTCTACGGTTTGAAGAAGTACTAGCGGGGGTATAGATATGCACTATTATGTTTACGACAGAGAAGGAAAACGACAAGGACCGCTCCAGAACATAACCAGCGTGCAATGGAATCCAAAATACTACGAAACAGGAAAAGTCGAGATTCATGTGGAATATACGGACTTCAATACAAAATATCTTCAGAAATGGAACCGAATCGTTTGCAAGGAAAGAAACGAGATTCTCTTTATAGAATCAGTAGAAAGACTTGCAAAAGAAATTGTAGTACTTGGTCATATGGACAATTTGGAGGACCGTATAAACATCTACACTTTGACCGTTCGAAATGTAGAACAATCGCTGCTCGGTAACTTTGAAAAGAACAAACGCGGATTGGATATAGTAATTGGAGAAAATACGGGTCTTCCAGGAAAACTTGAGAACGCATCCGACACAACATATGACACGCTCAGGAACATGGCTCAAAAATACTGCCAGCTAGTAGGCTACGGATACAGAGAAGTTCTAAAAGGGACTACACTGAATTACTTCGAAATCTATACTGGATCAACAAAAAGCAAGTTGAGGTTTTCGGATAGACTCGGAAACCTAATCTCGCAGACTTTTATCGAAGATATATCAGGATATAAAAACTATGCTTACGTATACGGTGAAGAATCTGGATCAGGACGAAAATGCGTGACTGTAGATCTTCGAATAGGAGACGAGCCGAGAATGGAACTTTATGTAGATGCCAGAGATTTGCAGTCTACATATACTGATGTATCAGGTAACGAGCAAACCTATACGGAAGAAGAATATAGTAATTTGCTAAAAGAGAGGGGCCTTAGTAAGCTAGCAGAGACTAGAAAAGACTCTTCTAAATTTGAATTTAAGATTGATGGAGCCGACAAGAGAGCTGTTCTTCAACGGGACTTTGACCTAGGAGACGTGATACCATGTTTAAGTTTTAAATTCAATTTATTTACATTTGCTAGAATATCAGGCCTTAAGTTTGTAGAAGAAAGCAATTTACAGACGCAGGTCGCTCTTGAACTAGAACTCGTAGATGTTCAAGAAAGCGCAACAAAAATGAAAGGAGGGGGCTCATGACAGCATACCCTTTAGACAATACGGAGTATCTGGCAGAAGATCTGCGGATGTTCCATGCCGGGAGAACACCTGGCCTTTTTAATATCACCGGTGAAGACTTCAAAGTAAAAATTGCCGGCGGTATGAATATATCAGTCAGTAACGGGCTCGCCTTTTTAAGGACATCCAGCGACGGAATAGGTGGTATCGTTTACTCGCCTAAAGACGAAACTACCCTGACAGCTACCGTCGCTACGAACTACACTAGATACGACTACGTGGCTATTCGATATGATAAGATCAGCAATTCATGTGGTCTTGTATATCAGGAAGGAACGCAGTCAATGCCTACGCCTATTCGAAATCTAGAGCAGTACGAGTTGATCATCGCAATTGTAGTTTTAAAGGCATCAGCTGGAGAAATCACGCAGGAAATGATCAAGGATGTAAGACTTGATGAAAACTACTGCGGACTAACGGTTGATACTTTAACGCGAGTACCAACACAAGAACTATACGATCAATTCCAAAGTTTCTATGAAAGAATCCAGAAAGAAAATGAGGACACTCAATACGCCAACGGCGAGAAATTCAGAAAATGGTTCGAGTCTTTAGAAGAAACACTTCAGGGTGAAGTCGCAACGGCACTAGCTGGCCGCATTCTAAACCTTGAAAATATGCTTCTGGACAATCACATTTATACAGAGCTTCAAGTTGACGTGGACAACACTCTAACCGATGAAGAGGGCACAAATATATTTGCGGACTGGAAGTATCAGGTTCAATAGGTAAGATCATGAGACAAGGGACAACACCAACTCTGATCATTCATACATCAGGACTCGAGCTAGAGAAACTAACGAGTCTATATTTAACGATTGAACAGAACGGGACTATTCTAACAAAAAGAATGGAAGACCTAGTGATTGAGGAAAATACTGTGGCCGTAACGCTAACCCAGGAAGAGACACTTCAATTTATACCTGGACGATATCAGGTACAAATTCGAGCTATCACCGAAGAAGGAACGGCTGTAGCTTCCCCAATTCTAACTCGTCCTGTTTTTCCGGTTTTATATAAGGAAATCATAGAATGATGAAAGATGAATTTAGTATCAATCTAGCCGAGGAAAACGAAAGCCTGGGGTTTGATTTCAAAGAGCAATACGTCGCAGGAACAAGTGACTACAACAAACTGAAAAACAAGCCAACTCTAAACGGTATAGAGATCATAGGAGCAATGGAAGAGAAGGACCCTACAGTTTCTGGATGGGCAAAAGAACCAACAAAGCCAAGTTACACGGCGGAGGAAGTAGGCGCAATAAAAAATGACGAGATCAAGGTAATCTCACTAGACGAGCTTAACAGCTTGTGGGAAGGAGTATAGACATGACTACAGAATATCTGGACAAGGCAGGGGCGACCCTACTGGTCCAAAAGACAAAAGCAGAATTAGCAAAGAAAGTTGATGCCGTAGGCGGGAAAGTACTTTCAACAAATGATTACACTACAGCAGAAAAAGACAAACTAGCAGGCATTGCACCAGGAGCTCAGGTTAACACAATCACAACGGTGAAGGTTAACGGAACAGCACTAACACCAGACGCCAGCAAAGCTGTAAACGTAACCACACCAACCAAAACCTCGCAGCTTACAAACGACAGCGGATATCAGACTGCGTCACAAGTAAGTTCTGCGATCAGTACTGCGGTTGGTAAAATTACACAGATTTCATATAGCAAAGTAAGTTCATTACCTGCTACAGGAGCAACCGGTGTTATTTACTTAGTAGCGCACAGCCACGGAACGCAGGACATCTATGATGAGTATATCTGGATGGCAGACTCAAGAACGTTCGAGAAAATCGGAAATACAGACATTGATCTAAGTGGATATGTAAAGACAACCGATTTAACAGCAATCACGACAGACGAGCTGAACGCAATGTGGTCCGCAGCATAGGAGGTGAAAGCCTATGCTCGGTTTTAGAGATAAGGCAGCTATTAACTGGATCGTAACCAAGATAAAGTCGGTTACTACATCACATAACGCATTGAATCAAATGGTGATGAATAATCACTTTACTACAAATTTGAATGCTACAAGTGCTCAAGAATTAGTAGATGAAAAAGGAAATACAATCTTAGCCGATTGGTCTTATGAAGTAGCAAGTGGAGAAGTCGGTAAGGATTGGACATATAAAGTCAAGGAGGAATAACATGCCAGGAAAACAAGTTACAGAGCTAGACGCATTGCCTAACTTTACAGACGATAGTTTACTACCTGTGCACAATGGCGCAGGATTAAAAAAAGGACTATTATCGCAACTAGCAAGCTATCTAGGAAATAAATTCAGTAATCCGAATTTATTAATTAATTCGGATTTCAAAATCAATCAAAGAGGTGCTACAAGCTACGAACGACAAGGATATTCAGTAGACCGTTGGAAGATTTTGAATGTAACAGTTACGCCTAACGATAACGGAGGTATCACCGTCAAGAATGATAAATACTCAGATACCGGAACTTTTGTACAAATTTTAGAGAACGCAACAGAAGGCGATTCTACATTATCATGCTACGTAACATCTGTAAGTGGAACGGTTACAATGGTAGCAGATGATAATACACAAGTAATATTGAAGCAAGGATTAAATGTTTTACATACAAGTAATAGCACGAAATCGTTTAAAATCTATTTGAATCAAGGAACTAGCGTAACTCTTAAATGGGCCAAATTGGAGCAAGGTAAAGTAGCTACGGAATTTATTGCTCCAAATTATTCAGAAGAATTGCTTAAATGCGAACGATTTTTTATAAAAAATAATGAAATATTTTTCATGCCATATTCAGAATCGAGAACATCATTCAGTGATTCAGGACAATATTTCCAAAATATTAGCGGTCTGTTTCCTGTTGAAATGCGTGCGGAACCAACAGTTACGTACCGTATTATACGTAAATCAGATAACTCAACAATTTCTGATGAAATTTTAAGTTTTGGTGTAGATAAATACGGAATTTCTACAATTACAATGCATAAAAGCTTAACATATTTCACATTGAGAGTGATTGATGTTGAAATTGACGCAGAAATTTATTAGGAGGAAGCAATGAACGAAGAATATAAAGTATACGTATCCTTATCAAACGGATACATTACATCTATTAATTCAGAAATCTTCTTATCAAAAGAAGAAATTGACACAATGACAGAGATTGATAAGGGGCAAGGCGATAAATATGCGCACGCACAAAATCAATATCTAGAAAAAGGGTTGGTTGATGACCACGGAAGATATAACTATAAATTTGTATCCGGTAGAGTTGTAGAAGTCGCGGAGGAAGAAAAGTCAACAATCAAAGAACCGGAGCAACAGGCAACCGCACAGGATAAGATTGAGGCACAAGTCATGTACACCGCCATGATGACAGATACACTTCTAGAAGAAAGCGAGGCTTAATCTATGTTTGAAAAAATCAAAAGATTTTATGATCTAAAACTCTATACGGATAAGCAGGTAAGGAAGTTCTGTGAAAAAGGATTCATTACAGCTGATCAATATAAAGAAATCACCGGAGAAACATACTAACACTGGAAATAAGAAGGAGCTAAAAAGCTTCTTCTTTTTCATAAATAGAAGGAGGTCCAAAATATGAGAAAAGGACAAAAACTTACAAAAGGCGGATATCAGCTTTTAGGCTTTCCGATGGAGTACATGAATGTAACTCAAGGAAACAACGTAGGAACACACCTAGGAACTAACGCCCTAGACAACGCAGGAAAGGACACAGGGATTGACGAAACAATTGCACCGTGCGACTGCCACCTAGTAGCCTATGACACGGCACAGAACGGAAATGCTGTATTCCTAGAATCCGACAAGAAAGTTCTATTCAGAGACGGAACGATCGACTTTGCTACATTTATGTTTATTCATGACAACTATATCGAGGATATCAAGAAAGTAAAATACTTCAAGCAAGGCGACACATTCGGAGACGAAGGGACAACGGGATACGCTACAGGAAACCACAGCCACATGGAAGTCGCAAAAGGTAAATTTACGCACTGCTATGACCGCAACGCGCAAGGCACTTATCACCTTCCAAACAACGTGTCCGCAGATTTAGCATTTGTAACAGACGGAACTGTGATTTTAAATAAAGGATCATTCGCAAACTGGACAGATTCAAGCCACGTACCATTCAATCAGGGAGGCCAGACTTCTACGGGATCAGCATCCGTGCTAAATAACATTCCTTCAGACTTTGTACACGAAAAGGCTACATTCTATCCTGCTTGCACAATCAAGATCAGACGCGCGCCAAGCCTAAAGGGACAAGATACAGGCTTAACATATATCAAAGGGCAGCACGTAAACTATGACGGCTATGTTCGTCGAGAAGGATACGTGTGGATCAGCTGGATTGGTGGCAACGGAACACGACGCTGGATGGCCGCTGGAGAATTAAATTCGGCAGGAGTAAACGTAAAGCCATACGGAACATTTAAATAGAAAGGATCAGCAATAGAACACAATGAACAGGAGAATAAATAGAAGATACCAGACACCTCTACGCCCAGACTTTGCACATTTTCTAATTGAGGAACAAGGACTGAGCGACAGACAGAAAAAAGTTGTTTATCAGCTAAGAAGCAAAACGCAAGACTCGCAATGGCACTACCAGGACGCAGGCATGTCAAAAGACGAATTCGAAGAAACCGTCAAAGATTTAAATGACTACTACTGGGCCATCTTGGTTGATATGGCCTTCGAATTTTACAAGCTAAAGAAGGACAAAAGAGGGACGGTTCCAGACATGAAAATATAAGAGAATATAGGTGAAAAGAGGTAGAACACAATGAACACACCATACTTCAATAATTTCATGAATAATTTCATGCCGCAGCCTGGGCAGTTCGGGATGCCACAGATGCAGGCACCAACTCAACAAATGAACCAGATTCAATTTGTAAACGGAATCGAAAGTGCTAAAGCTTTCACTCTAGGACCGAACCAGTCCGTGATTTTAATGGACAGTAACAAGCCTATTTTTTATCAGAAACAAGCAGACGCAAGTGGCTTCTGTACGATCAAGGCTTATAGCTTCCAGGAAGTGAAAGAAGATCAACCGGAAGACAAGTATCTAACGAAGGCAGAATTCAAGGAATGGCTTTCAAAGGTAGAACAGAACGCGAGAGGAGGCAACCGTCATGAATCCACTACTTCAAAATAGACCAGGAGGGAACGGAAACATGCTGCAACAATTTCAGCAATTTAAAAAGATGCTAGGGACGCAAGACCCGCAGCAACTTCTAAATGAGCTGATGGCCTCCGGAAAATTTACGCAGGCTCAACTGGATCAAGCCAAACAAATGGCTGAACAGTTCAAGGCATTTCTAAAATAGGATTTTGCAAAATCAAGATAGATAAGAAAGGAGAACACACATGGACAACTTATCATTATCTGATATCGCTTCTGTAACTGGAAACAGAGATGGATTTCTAGAAGGAAACGGAATTATCATTCTAATTTTATTCTTTTTGATTTTTGGATTTGGTGGCGGAGCCTGGGGAAATAACCAGCAAGGCACACAAGCAGAGGTTCAGCGCGGATTTGATACACAAGCTATTATTAGTAAGCTAGACGGAATCACAAACGGACTCTGCTCAAGCTCATACGAAAACGCTCAGCTAATCAATCAGATGAACATGAACCAGATGCAAAACGCGAACCAAACACAGATGGCCATGATGAATGGCTTCAACGGTGTAAACAGTTCTTTATGTCAAGGTTTTGGAGGAGTACAGGAAAGCATTAACAACCTATCTCACCAGATGGAACAATGCTGCTGCGACTTAAAGACTCAAATGATGCAAGACAAATATGATGCCTTGAAAACTCAATATGATCAAAGCTTGCAGGCAATTTCAAACAGCGTACAAACTCATAACATCTTGAGCCAATTAGGACGATATTACACAAACCCGCCTTACTACCCACAATACGGAACTTACTACCCAGCAGGCGCTACA